AAATGCGGATACAACTGGAGCGTTAGAAGGCATTAAGGAAGTAACAGAAGTTGCAAATGAATGTGTGGAATCGTTAGAGAAGTTAGAAAAGGTTATGAATAGGCTTACGAATAAGAAGAAACAAGAGGATATAAAATTTGTCCTGACATTAGGTGAGAAAGTAGTAGTTAAATCTATTATTGAGCAAACAGCGGATTCAATTCAAGGTCGCGTAATTAAAGGGAGTGAGATAAATGAAACTAGATAAACAAGAACAAGCTGTTGCAATTGGTACTTTCATTTCGATGCTGGGGCAAGATCTTGTAAATGAGCGTATCGATAAACAGAAATTAGAAAGTGTACTGCCTATTTTTAATGAAATGCAAGATAATACAACACCCAAGCAAAAGAGAGAAGCGATGATCAGTTTGCTTGGTAAAGTAGTGAATGAATTTTTGGAAAAGTAACCATAAAAAAAGAAAAGTAATTCGTATTGGGGACGAATTACTTTTCCGGATGACAATGTTAACTCTATTATAACAATTTGTATTTATTTGTAAATGTATAATCGGAATATTCTTTCTAAAGGAGTGAGGAAAGATGCAAGTCTACTGTTCTAGTTGCAATAAAGATTACGATATGCAACCACAAGTAGCACAACTTCCTAATCGTATTGAGAAGTGTTACTTCATATGTCCTCATTGTGGCCATGAACATGTTGCTGCATATGTGAACGATAAGATTCGCAAGCATCAAGCGGATATAGCTAAGTGTCATGAACAGATTAATAAAAAGAATCTGGTCATCGAGGATGAAATGAAACGATTGAGGAAGAGGATGGGAGGTGCCAAGTAAACCATTCAAGCCGTGCAAGTCATTAGGTTGCAATGAACTAACACGGGATAAGTATTGTGCTAAACATACCGAAAAAGAAAAAGAAAAAGAAAAAGAAACTGTAAGACATTACGACAAACACATACGAAACAAAAGCTCACGTTCATTCTACAACTCAAGATTGTGGAAGGATATGCGTGAGCTTATGTATCGTAGAGATCATGGCTTATGTGTGCAATGCAGAAACAATGACATCATTAAGATAGGGGATGTAGTCGATCACATCATACCTATTCGAGTAGATTGGTCCAAACGATTAGAACCGACTAATTTACAGACGCTTTGTCATGCTTGCCATAACAAGAAAACAAAAGAAGATGAGAAGAAAAACAAAAAGTAATTCGCAAGAAAAAATTCATAAACATCCCCCCACCTTGAAAAAGCAAGTAATGGCGTCCTGTAGACCGCCGCCTAGCTTTCCGTGCAAAAAGTTCGTTTTATTCCATAAAAGGGGGTTCGGCTGAAGGAGGTGGTTCTCATAGGAAGAAAAGCTAAACCGATCCATCTACATTTATTAGAAGGAAATACAAATCGATTAACAAAAGAAGAAATCGATCAAAGATTAGCGGCTGAAAAAAAGTTGCAAGCAAAAAAGGATAAAGTAAAACCGCCAACATGGTTAGATTCAACTGCTAAGAGAGAGTTCAAACGAATTGCAGGTGAATTATTGGAATTAGATGTTATTACAAACATAGATGTAAATGCACTAGCAACCTATTGTGATGCTTTTTCTGACTATGTTGAATGCACCAAGATCATTCGAGAAGAAGGATTACTTGTTGAATATACCAATAAGGCAGCTGAAACCAATAAAGTGCCACATCCACTACTTACAAAGAAGAAGCAGTTACATGAACAAATGAAGGCCCTGGCTGTTGAGTTTGGTCTTACACCAAGTGCAAGAGCAAAAATAGTAATTCCAAATATAAAACAAGGACCGAAAACTAACGTAGAAAAGGAGTTTGACGTATAACATGATTAGACAATGGATGTCGGACTATTGTGATGATGTATTAAGTGGTGAGGTCGTTGCCTGTCAGAAACATAAACAAGCTTGTAAACGATTTTTAAGAGATATCGATCGTGAAGGTTCTGAAGATTTTCCTTATGTTTTCAATGAAGAAAAGGCACTTCGTTTTTTAAAATGGATGTCTTTATTTAAACATACAAAAGGGAAATTGGCTGGACAAAGGATTGAGCCACATTCTATACAAATCTTTGTATTTAGCAATATTTATGGATGGATGCATAGAAATACGGGATTACGTCGATTTAAAAAAGCTTATTGGCAAGTAGGTCGTAAAAATGCAAAGTCGCAATCTTTAGCATGTGTTGGTTCATATGAAGCAATGGCCTTTGGCGAGAATATGTCTGAAGTATATGTTGGTGCCACAAAAACAGAGCAAAGTAAAATCGTTTGGAATGAGATTAAAGCACAGATGAATGGATGCGATGATTTAAAAGGAAAATTCAATATTGCTTATGGGAAAATTGAACATTTAAAGACAAACTCTTTTATTTCAGCATTATCAAAAGATGCTGGCAAGTCTGGTGACGGTTTAAATGTTCAATGTGGGATTATTGATGAATATCATGCTCATGCTACTTCTGAGATTTATGATGTCCTTGTATCAGGTTCAGGTGCTCGCCCAAATCCTTTAATGATGATTATTACAACGGCAGGATTCAATTTGAATAATCCGTGCTATCGTGTGGAATATCAATATGTTTCTAAGATTCTAGATCCGAATATCGATATTGAAAATGAGGAATATTTTGTAATGGTCAATGAATTAGATAAGGATGATGAAATCACAAATCCAAATGTATGGGAAAAGGCAAATCCTATTTTATGTAGCTATGAAGAAGGGTGCTCTTTTTTAAAAGGTGAATTACAATCAGCATTAGATGTGCCAGAGAAAATGCGGAATTTCCTTACTAAAAATATGAATCGATGGGTTGATATGAAGGAAAACGGCTACATGGACATGAAAAAGTGGAAAGATTGCGATGGAACTGTTGAATTATCTGAATTAAAAGGTTTGGAATGTACAGTAGGAGTTGACTTATCAGCCAAAATTGACTTAACAAGTATTTCATTTGAGTTCAAGAAGGATGATAAGTATATTGTTTTAAGTCATAGTTTTATGCCAGAAGATACGTTAGCTGAGAAGAGACAAACGGATAAAGTTCCTTATGATCTGTGGGTGCAACAAAAATGGATCACGCCAACGCCTGGTGCGGTAGTTGATTATGAATTTATTAAAACACATATTAGAAACATGGAGAAAGAGAATAAGTTCAAAATTAAAGAAATATGTGCTGATCCATGGAATGCAACACAGTTTATGCAAGACATGGAAGCTGAAGGCTATACGATGATAGAGATACGCCAAGGAATGGCGACTTTATCAGGTCCTACAAAGGATTTTAGAGAACAAGTGTATCTAAAGAAAGTCATCCACAATAACAACCCTGTATTGAATTGGGCAACTAGTAATGCTATAACGAGGCAAGATGCTAATGAAAACATTATGTTGGACAAGTCAAAAGCAACAGAAAGAATCGATCCGATTGCGGCTGTAATAAACTCACATGTTCGTTGTATCCTCAATTCTGGTGAAATGGATTTAAATTCATATATCTTAAATCAAGATTTCTCATTTTAGGAGGAATTACATGCGTTTTTTATTGTTTTTTATTAGTATTTTAGAAGATATTTTACTTATTTTGGGGTTGTCCATCATTGTCGGGACGACTTTTTTTATTAATCCAATTTACGGCTGGTATCTGTTAGGGCTTATTCTCACAATGCTGGGGGTGATAATGATCAGAAGATAGAAAGGAGGTGAAACTTTTGATCTTTCGGCAGTTATTTAGGAACCAGGATACGACAGATTTAAAAAATCCAGCTCCTTGGTTTAAAAGTTTATTCGGGTATCAAGCTGCAAGTGGTGAAAAGGTAACGGTTGAATCATCTTTAAGTGTTCCAACGGTTTACCGATGTATTAACATTCTTGCAAACAGTGTTGCAATGCTTCCTTTTCAAGTTTTTAGAAAGACATCAAAAGGAAGAGAACGAGATAAGATGCATCAAGTGTCATTTGTTTTGGAAAGACGGCCAAATCCTTATCAAAGCCCATTTAAATTCAAGCATTTAATCGAAACGCATCGCAATACATGGGGAAATGCTTACATCAATATTCATTGGGGTGTGGATGGCAGACCGAAAGAATTATGGGCACTTAATCCGGCTGTAACAACTCCAATCGTGGACCTGAAGACAAATAAGTTATGGTATTTTACGAATTTACCAGATGGTACACCTATTAAAATACCTGATGATGACATTATTCATCTTATTACGTTGTCTACTGATGGACTG